GAAAGAACTGGTGGGAGGAAGGGAAAGAAGAAACTTTACCTTTAGGTGCTTTTGAAATTGATGAAATAGAGACTGCTTATCCTCCTTCTGTAGTCACTATTAAAGCCCTTTCAGTTCCTCAATCATCCTCCCTAAGGGGAGAACAAAAGAACAGAGCTTGGGAAAAAACTAAACTCTCTATAATAGCTAGTGACTTGGCCAAGGGAGCAAATCTTAAACTATTCTTTGATACTAAGGTAAATCCAGAGTATGACAGAATTGAACAGACGGAAGAAACGGACCTTCAATTTTTACAAAGGCTTTGTTCTGATGCAGGACTAGCTCTAAAAATAACCAACAACCAGTTGGTTATTTTTGATGAGTACAAATATGAACAACAACATCCAGTGATGACTATTGACCGCTACTTGTTTCCAATCAAAAGCTTTAAAGGAAAGGCTACGCTAAACGATATCTATGCCGGAGCAAAGGTGGTTTATAAAGACCCGAAACAGAAAGAGCGAATTCAATATAACTACTCTCCTCCTTCTGATGTAACTATTATAGATAAGACTAATGGCAGTAGTAAGAAGAAAAAGAAAAAACGGAAGACTAAAACGGTTAGATATAGGACCAGGATGAAAGAAGTAACTTACACTTACCGAATTCCTAATGCGCCTAAGACTGGCAGAATATTAGTGGTTAGAGAGAGGGTATCAAGTCTGCAGGAGGCAGAGATTAAATGCAAAAAGGCTCTTAGGGAAAAGAACAGTCAAGCCTGGCAGATGTCTATGTCTATTATGGCCGATATAAGATTACTAGCCAGCATGACCGTTCTGCTAAAGGGCTTTGGGGATTTTGACGGCAAGTATATTATTACTCAGGCTACTCTATCTCAAGGTCAGAGTGGTTCTGAGACCAGCTTAGAAATGCGCCGGTGTTTGGAGGAATACTAATGGATAATATCTTAAAAAATCTAGTACGGGTTGGTAATGTCTGCGATATAGATGAAAAAGCCGTTAGGGCAAGAGTAGAATTTGACGATTTAGAAGACACAGTATCTAATTGGCTGCCTATTGGAGTAAGAGGAACAAAAAGTGCTAAAGATTATTGGATGCCAGACATAGGGGAACAGGTTGTTTGTCTGTTTTTACCTACTGGAAATGCAGATGGTTTTATTCTTTGCTCGTTTTATGATGATAAGGAATTGCCTCCAATAGGTGATAAGAATAAAAGATACGTTCGTTTTTCAGATGGTACCGTTGTTGAGCATGACCAGGGGAGTGGAACTTTAACTGTTACCTCTACTGGAGCAGTTAACATTAATGCTTCCTCCGGGGATGTTGTAGTTAATGGAATAAGCCTGGTTAATCATACTCATCCAGAATCCATTGGTACTGTGACAGGCCCACCAGGTTAGGGAGGTGAGAGATAATGATTGGAATATTAAGCGGATTCCTAGAAGATGGAACTTTAATTGAGGTAGTCTTTGAATCTTACTATAAGCCTTCCGGGATAGAGAATACTCTCAGTTTTGCTAATGGTCTGGTGAATGTATCTCAAACTGCTAATGGTGGAACTTCTGTTAATGTGGCGGGGATGCAGTTGGGGGATAAACCTCAGGAACCAGAGATAAAGGTAATGACATTTGATGACTTTCAAAGGGAGAGCTCAGGCAGGTGGGCAACTCATGAAATAATTGGGCAGAAAAGCAAACTGGAATTCGTTGGCCCAGGACTAGAGGACCTAAGCTTTTCTATCCTTCTAAATGCTAGCCTAGGAGTTAACCCTGAAGAGGAGTTAGTAAAGATTAGGCAGTTACGGGATGAAGGTATTACCTGTATTCTAATGATTGGGGATGAACCTATTACAGATAACCTGGTAGTTATTGAAAAGATGAGTGAAGCCCATAAGACCTTTGACGGAAAAGGTAAGCTAACCGTTGCTTCAGTTAACATTAGCTTGAAAGAATATGTGGAATAGGGAGGTGGAGCTGTGCCAAATGAATATGAAGTTCCTCTAACAGGTGGCCTGGAAATAGATTTCGGGGCTACCGGAACTAAGGAAATCCTACAAAATGTAGCCATGATAATCTCTACCGTAACCCACTCCTGTCCTATGCACCGAGATTTTGCTTTAGATGCCAGTGTCTTAGATAGACCTATAAATGTAGCCCAGGCTCTCCTAAAATCCCGTATCATTTCAGCTATTCGCAAGTACGAGCCTAGAGCTCAGGTGAAAAGTATAAAATATCAGGGTAGCGGTCCTAATGGACTGCTAAAGCCTATAGTGAGGGTGAGGATAAATGGCTAAGTTTGATTTACCCGATATTACCTTCGTAGAGAAAGACCCGCAACTTATTGAGGAAGAGATTATTACAACCTATGAGGGAACGGCAGGAGTCACTTTAGCTGAAGGAGATCCACGGAAAAAGCTACTCCAAGCTCAAGTGCCTATTATTGGTGGCCAGAGAACACACATTGATTATTCAGCTAAACAGAATTTGCTTGCCTATGCTACCGGGGAATATCTAGACCATATTGGAATATTAGTAGGGGCTAGACGGTTACCTGCAGCTACAGCTAAAGTGACAGAAAGATTTACCCTTTCTGCCGTAAGGTCAAAACCTGTTATCATCCCTTTAGGAACTAGGGTTACTGCCGGGGATGGTATCTTTTTTTCTACTCTACAGGAGGCTATAATCCCTGCTGGTCAATCTTATGTTGATGTGGAGACGGAATTTACGGAAGCCGGAGTAAAAGGGAATAACTATTCCTTAGGGGATTTAAATACTCTGGTAGACCCAATTCCTTATGTGGCAGCAGTATCTAACATTGCTGTCCCCGAAGGTGGAGCGGATCTGGAAGATGATGATTCTTTTCGGGAAAGAATCCAACAAGCACCAGAAAGCTTTTCTACTGCTGGACCAACTGGAGCTTATGAGTATTGGGCAAAAACTGCTTCGGTCTTAATTGAGGATGTTTCTGTATCTAGTCCAAGTCCCGGAGTAGTTGATATTAGGGTATTACTAGAGAATGGGGAGATACCAGGGCAGGAAATATTGGATGCTGTTTACACAATTTGCAACGATGAGAAGATTAGACCCCTCACCGATTATGTTCAAGTTCAAGCTCCTGAGGTAGTCAATTATGATTTAGATGTTACCTACTACATAGGTAAGGAAAATGCTAGTGTAGCAGCAAGTTTAAGAGACAAAATAGAGACGGCAATCCAAGATTATAGAGTTTGGCAAAGAGCAGTTTTAGGGCGGGATATTAACCCGTCCGAATTAATTTATCAGGCTATTAAAGCCGGAGCCAAAAGAGTAGTTGTTCCAACACCAATTTATCAACCCCTCGAGCCTTACCAGGTAGCCAAGGAACAAACAGTGACCGTCACTTACGGAGGACTCGAAGATGGCTAAAGATATCTATGATATTAATTTGCTAGATCTTGTTCCGTACTCTATCAAGGGAGATAAACAGGTTCAGGCTATCAGTGCAGCGGTTAGTCCCCAGTTACAAGAAGTTAGCCAAGAAATCAAATATTGCATTATACTTGCCAGGCTAGATGAGTTGGAGGAACCAATAGTAGACTTATTAGCCTGGCAGTTTCATGTGGATTTTTATGAGCCTGATTTGCCTATTGAACAAAAAAGGGGCCTGGTCAGAACATCAATTGAAGCTCATCGGCATAAAGGTACTCCCTATGCAGTTAAGCAAGTAGTTAGTGCTATCCTTAAAGATGCCAAGGTAGAAGAATGGTTTGAATACGGTGGAGAGCCATATCGCTTCCGAGTAGTAAAAATTGGAGGGCAGATGCCTGATTTAGCTATCTATGAAAGGTTAAAGAGAGCAATCAATACTGCTAAGAATACCCGTTCCTGGCTTGATGGTATCTCTTTAGAAAGACAAATCAAGGGGAATATCTACCTAGGAATGGCTAAGGGGATATATAAGAGAATAGCTATTTATCCTATAGAATTCCGTGCACCGGAGATTTTAGCTAATCAATATTATGGTGTGATTACTTCAGTGTTTAAGAGAATTGAAATTTAAGGGGTGATGAGATGCCTAACTGGAGTGGAATGATACTAACCAAAAAAGGTCTTAACCTGCAAGCTAAAGTGGAAGCAGGAGTGACCCTTAATTTTACGAAAATGAAAGTAGGAGATGGTATTCTAGGGTCTGGTCAGACTCTGGAAAATTTAAGTGATCTAGTCAGCCCAAAACAAGTCTTAGGAATTACAAGTGTTACTCCTCAGGACGGAGGACTATGTAAGATATCTTCTCTAGTAACTAATGTTGGGCTAGAGAATGGCTACTATGTAAGGGAAGTGGGACTGTTTGCTGCCGATCCAGACCTGGGGGAAATACTTTACGCCGTTTCTACCGATAGTTCTCCAGATTATCTTCCTCCGGAGGGAGGCTCTGTAGTAGTTAATGAGCAGCTTGATATTTACGTAGGAATAGGTAATGCAGCTAATATAACTGCTAATATTAACCCAAGTGGATTAGTTACAGTAGCGGATTTAGAAGAACATAACAATAGTCAACAGTCTCATCCAAACTATAAAAGAGGTTGGGCGATGGGGCGTAACTATGTATTGCAAGGCATCCCTAACGGCGAAGGAGTGCAGGAAGCCGTCAGAAAGCTAAATGATACTACCTTAGAAATGCCTGCTGGCGTCCTACTAAACTTTGCCGCTGGAATGAATGACTACGGGCCTGTAGATATAGTAGAGAAGCTAGAGGAAGCGGAAACATTAACCCCTGCACCAGCGGACGCTTTTACTATTCCAAAGGCATATACAGAGG